CCACCTAAATTCTTATTGTTTTAAAAGAGAGCTAATTAGAGAAGCTATATATAGCTATATAGTTATAACTAGTAATACTAGTATTAACACTAGTTATTACTTGTTGCCAGATAGGGTTGTCAAGAGGGATTTTGGAAACGCTAAAGAATCAGCACGTTTTAAGAGAGAGATTGTACTTGTCAATGATTGCAATATTGATAGAAATAATCAAGAGAGCGAATCACCTGCTGTCAATATTCAGGATGTGAAAGACTTGATAAAACGAACAACGCTTAACATGAATGCTAATTATAGAGGTGCTAAAGATCTGCGTAGAAGGATGGATGCTATAGACTGGAGAACACAAAGAGTTTTTAAAACCTTGCGTAAAAGATTAAGCATAGACAGGTATAACCAGACAGTAAGATATGTTGGAGGGTTATCCCGGGTAGATAAGAGTGATTGGTTGGATGAAGCAGAGGTATTGTATGAACTCTAGGTTATTAGCAATGAACTGGGATATGCCTAATATTGATAGGTTGTATAAAGAAGCAGCAGTAACGCTACATCAGTTGCCACCAGTTATTAAAAAGAAGCAGTATAGTTCTATGTGGCCTAGTTATGCTTTAGCAAATGCTTGGAGTGCTTATGGTTATGAAACAGTTGTAAGGTTATCACCTACAAGAGATGATATAACACGACTAGAGTTTGCTTTGGAGATAGGGTGGAAGTTAGAGAAGGATGACAGGATGGTATTGTGGTATACTGTACAGAGTGCTGTGAATAGAGAGCGTGGGCCAAGATGGAAGTTTCTATCCAAGCGTTTTCATTGTGATCCTAGAAGTGTAAAGGGTAAGTATGAGAAAGCCCTTATCAAAGCATACTATCTTATCAAAGGGCTACAGAGTTAAGCAGCTAGTCGTAGTACCTTTATTGATAAACCATTGGTAACCATACCGCAGTATATGTCATTAGCGTATCTACGCTCTGCTGTGTAGTTATTGTCAGCTATGTGATAGTTCCACCAGTCAAGAGCTTGATTGCTCTTGAGATGGAATTTACATTTAGCACCATAATCAGTTATTAGTACATCTATCATATAACTAATCCAGTTAATACTGATTTTATAAGCTCATCTTTAGTATCAAGTCTAAATTTTCCATCAACATGAATTTCAGTTACTCCATCAGATCTATAAGTAACTAAAACAATTCTATTTATGTTGACAGAATATTCTTCATCATTAATTGTTTTTATGTTTATAAATTTAATCATTCAGACCTCCATTTGTTATACTTATTTAAATAGCATATTGACACTTACTGTCAAGGTATTTATAAACTATTGATAATAGATGTTGTGAATGTAGTGAAACTAAGCTATTTTGTTGTAAAATAGGGGAGCGTTCGTCTCCATTTCACACACAAACATACTACTCTCCCCTGTTTTTTTTACAAATGATTCGCTATGAAAAAAGTTAACAAAACAATTATGAACAAGATTGCTGATGAATTAGCTATGGGTAAAAGCCTTGTTAAGATATTAAAGGACAATCCTAGCTATCCTAGTTATAGGTCAATAACTAATGCAGTCCGTAAGGATGATGAGCTGTATGAGATCTATCGTAGAGGACGAGTGCAGCAGGCTGAGTATTTTACAGACAGTATATTGGATCTTGCAACATCGCAGTTGCCAGAGAATATGGATGTCAAGTTTTTAAACGCTGAGGTGCAGCGTAGAAGGTTGGAAGTGGATAGTCTGAAGTGGAGCTTGGGTAGGTTACAGCCTTGGGGATTGAAGGATAAGAAAGAGGAAGCAGGTAATACCGGGGCTGTTACTCTGAGTTGGAGTAATGGGAATGTTGAGGTCAAGACGGAGGAATAGTGTGTGTGATAAAGGCTGTGTCGGTGCCGAGCTACGCACGAGTCCCCCCAAGAAAGCTTAGATTTCTGGGGTTTTGCTAGGGGTGACGGGTTACTTACCCGTACAATAATGCTAGTTTACTGGGGCTTTGCGTATAGTTGGTGCTGTTTTGGTGCTGCTATTTTTTAAAATAGTCACCCCCTACCCCCTCAAAAAACACCCGGCCCCTGCTATAGCGTATTATAATAGAAAAGGAGAGTGTCTTGCATTCTGACATTAAGATACCTTTACCAAACAAAAAATATAACATTATTTATGCTGATCCCGCTTGGCATTTTTCTAATTGGTCTGGAAAAGGAACTGTTAAAGCACCAATAAATCATTATCAAACTATGCCTTTAACTGATATTTGCAAATTACCTGTAAAAGATATTGCTGATAAAAATTGTGTGTTGTTTATTTGGACTTGTGATCCACTCTTACATAAAGTTTTTAAAGTTATTGAATCTTGGGGATTCACTTACAAAACAATGGGATTTGTTTGGGTAAAAATTAATAAAGAAAATAAACCAAAAATGGGATTAGGTTATTGGAGTAGAGGTTCTACAGAATATTGTTTGTTAGCAACCAAAGGCAAACCTAAAAGATACTCAAAAAAAGTTGCTAAAACGATTATGGCTAGAGCAACTATTCACTCAAAAAAACCTAAAATAGTTAAAGATAAAATTGTTGAGTTATGTGGTGATTTACCACGAATAGAATTGTTTGCAAGAAATGTTGGTTTATTTTCTAACAGTTGGGATTATTGGGGTAACCAAGTATGACACACATCGAAATACCCTACACACCAAGACCCCTCCAAGCCAGTTTGCATAATAAATTAACCAAACACAGGTGGGGCGTAATCGTATGCCATAGAAGGTTTGGCAAAACAGTCATGGCAGTAAACCATCTGTTAAGAGAAGCAATACTATGTACTAAGCCTTCACCAAGGTTCTCATACCTTGCACCGACATATAGACAGGCAAAGGCAGTTGCTTGGGATTACTTGAAGCAGTTTAGCTCCAAGATACCTGATGTAAGGTTTCATGAGACGGAACTACGAGCTGACCTGCCTAACGGAGCTAGGATTAACCTGCTAGGAGCAGAAAATCCTGATAGCTTACGAGGAATATATCTAGATGGGTGTATTATGGATGAGGTAGCGGATATGCCAGAGAGTGTATTCCCAGAGATTATACGACCTGCATTATCAGACCGTAAAGGCTTTGCATACTTTGTTGGTACACCTAGAGGACATAATGCTTTCTTTGATTTATATGAGCAAGCAGAAACAAACAAAGAATGGTTTAGTGTTATTTATAAAGCATCTGAGACTAATATTGTTGAATTGGATGAATTAGAAGCTGCACAAGCCATGATGACCGA